CTGGTATCAAGAACTTCTTCGACGACTTGGTAAACACCGCTGTCCAGAGAGCCGAACAGAGTGTCAACCGTAAGAGTGCCATCCAGACTGCTGAACGCAAAGTATGGGATGAAGCCTTCGGTAAGTACCCAACCCTTCGAGAGAACAAGCCAATACGAGACATGGTTCACTCTATCCGTATGGGTGAGTTCCAACGTGGTGTAGCAATCACCCCAACTCAGGCAGCTGAAAAACTCCTGGGTGCGTTCCAACAGCAGTACCAGAGAGGTATTACTGACAACCAGGTTCAGACAACTATCGAACAAGTACAACCTTCCGGCGGTGGTGGACAAACTATCCCAACAACTGTGGACAGAGAAAGCGTCCTGACCTCTATTCAAACCGGTGGTGAAACTGCTCTAGCAGACTACCTGGACGGTCAGATAAAGGCTGGAAACATATAGTATTGCATCGAGTTTTGTTACTATGGTATAGTGACGGTATAGCAGCAGACAACTGCGACTAAAAACAAACAAGGAGAAAAATCATGGCTATGTCAACCAACTATAGCAACCCTGCACTAAAAGAGGACTTGCTGAACCTCATCACTAACCTAAGCCCTACTGAGAACCAGTTGGCTACAGGTCTGAGTAAGAGCAAATCACAAAGCTCTGTTCACTCATGGCTTGTTGACGCTTACGACACAACTACAACTACTTCTACAGACAAGAAGGCAGTTGAAGGTGCTGACTACGGCGCAGGTGATGTAACGAACCCAACTCGCAAAACGAACTACACCCAGATTATCCGACAGGACTGGAAAGTATCAGGCACAGAACAGGCAACTGCTCACGCTGGTATGCAGTCTCCAAAGGCTTACCACATGGCTAAGTCAATGGTTCACTGGAAGAACAAACTGGAATGGTCTCTGTTGAACGGTGTTGCAGCTGCGGGTAACGCATCTACAGCTCGTGAGATGGGTGGTATCTTTGACCAGGTTACGACCAACAAAGTCGCTAACGCTGCCACAGACTTCACAGAAACTTTGATGAATGACTACTTCGCACAGGTATGGGGTACATCAGCTAAGGCTCCAGATGCAGTCTACATTCACGGCGCTGGTAAAAGGGTTATCTCTGGCTTCACAGCTGGAACAACCAAGTTTACCAAGGTCGAGGACAAGCGTCTGATTAACACCGTCGATGTCTACGAAAGTGACTTCGGTGTTGTGAAAGTCTTCTTGCACCGCTTCATCAACGATGTGCTCGCTGCCGGTGGAACTGGTAACGTCGCTATCCTCCGTGAAGACACCTGGTACATCGCTAGCCTTCGTGAGCCGAACAACTTCGATGCTCCAAAGGGCGGTGACTACGAAAAGGGTGCTATCATCGGTGAAACTACCCTCGAAGGTCGCTACGAACAGGCTAACTTCGTCGGTAAGGGTTACACTAACCTAGACTGATAGACTGACCGTTCTCGCAAAGGGGCTGTAGAAATGCAGCCTCTTTTGCTATACTTGGATTAAAGGGGTACAAAATGGTAGAAACAAAAAGCAAACACAGCAAAAAAGCCAACCAACTAGCAGATGCAGTAATCGAAGCAGCCAAGAGTGGAGACCGCGTTCGCCACTGGAAAGCGGTACACGAACTGCTCCGGTTCCAAAACAAGAAGGCTAAGGCTGAGCAGGATGCAACTGCCGACGAGTGCGCCTCTGTTCGCAAGGACAAGATGTTCAAGAAAACTAAAACAAAAAAGATGGGTCTCCGCTTCGGTGTTGCCATGCCACCTATGACATGGAACGCGCTAGTAGAGGCAGACCGCCTAGCGTATGGTCGCTCAGACCTTCACAATACAGACAAGGAAGAGCAACTAACTAAAGACGGTACAAACGCCATCGTAAAGGACTTGGAAACAGCGTTTCCACAGTATAAGGTGAGCTAACATGGTATATACAATTACTCAGGAAGATGTTCTCAACCGACTACATAACTTAATGGGTCACAGGGTCAACCCTGGTGGAACAGATGAAGACCTCAAGCGCTGGGCGCAAGATGGCTTCGACTACTGCTGGAGATACTACAAGTGGCTGTGGGCTTTGAAAACAACCACTACACTCGACGACGGTGTACTCCCCGAAGACTTCGACTTGCTAGGCTACTACGACTTGGTAGACACTTACGGTGTCACTTGGGATAGCACGACGAGCCGGTTGCTTCTCGACCCTATCGCAGCTGAAACGATAACCTACCAGATGGCTCCGCCCACGCTGGATGACACCACACCAGTACCGTTCCCCTCTGCTCGCGTCGTAGCGATGGCAGCTCTGATTTACGCCAAGCTCTCAGAGAACCCCACCCGCACGGATATACAACAGGAGTGGGATTTACTGCACAGTGAACTCGACCGACTGACTGGGGTAGCGGAAGCTCATCGTTCTCATCGACCTAGAAACTATCACGACGTAGCCGGAACATTTCCTGGTGATGTAGGAGCGTAGCCATGCAGGAATGGACACGCCAACCAAAGTACCGCATCAGACGAGGTGGAGCCGACGCTCCGTACAAAGAGATACGAGTTATCAACCCGAGCCGTGGTCTTAACCTGCTCATCGCTGACATCCTCTCTAACGACAAGGAGAGCACCAGCGGAACCAAGAATATCGAATATGTAGAAGGTGGAGCTGCTCGCAAGCGCATGGGTTACACAGAGGTAGAAGCCACCGCTGCACTTACTAACGCCCCTAAAGGGCTTGGTCGGTATATATCCGAAGCTGCTAACTACCCGATTACCTGTGATGGTGGAACACTCAAGAAATACCAATCAGACACCTGGACTTCTCTTGGAGGAGTCACACTCGATGTCAACGCGAACATTACCCTGACATCATTATTCCAAAAGACCTATGCCTGGGATGGCGTAAGCGGTGGGGTAGTCTTCGATGGCTCAAGCGTTACCCGCCCAGGAACCATGCCAAAGGCTAAGTTCTCCGTCACCTATAAGGGGTATCATGTTGCCTCTGGTGTAGATGGTCAGCCCTTCCGCCTATACTTTGCTCCACCTAGCGAGCCTTCCCGCTTCACTCGTCTCAACGCTCCATCTGACCCTGATGATGTCGGTCTGCACAACGCTACCGAAGTACCAGGAGCTACTGTCTTCTCTGGTGACGATACGCCGAGAGCCATTGACATCAACAAAAACGATGGTGAGAAAGTCACTGGGCTTGGGTTCTTCCAGGACGTTTTGATTGTGTTCAAAGAGAACTCGATTTTTCAGGTATACTTCAACTCAGACAATGGCTTCGTAGTAGAGAGAATCTCTAGTTCCTACGGTGCTGTATGCCACGGGGCGATTGCCTCTGTCGAAAACGATTGTTACTTCTTAACAGATAAGGGTGTCTATGTACTGGGAAACGAACCAAACTTCTACGCATCTATACGAACAAACGAGCTATCTAGCCGTGTCAAGACACTACTCCAGCGGGTAAACCCCGCGCAGTACGCAAGGTGTCGGGCTTACTACTTCGATGACCGCTACTTCCTAAGCGTTCCACTAGACCAAGCTACCGAGTGTAACACGATGATTGTCTACGACCGTCGGTTCTATGCTTTGGCGTACTGGACTAACATCAACGCCAACGACTTGCTTGCCTGCAAAGACAGAGATGGAGATGGCAAAACTCACTTCTACTTCACTGAGTATGGCTCAGCGACGATGTGCGAGTTCACTCCTGGTGTCTACAACGACAAGGGCGAGGCTATCGAAGCAGTCTTCATTACCCGTGCGTTCGAGGGTAAGGCTATCGACCGAGAGAAATACTGGTATGTTCTTCGTCCTATCTTCCGCCTGACTACCGGCTCAGTTCAGATTAGCTTCATCACTGAGAATGGACTCCTGGGTAGACCAGCATCCGTAGCTCCGGTACTGACTGGCGGGCTTGGGGTAGACCAAGTAGGCGGTCTCACCTTTGGAACCTCTCAGCACGACACTTACACTGACGGCGACATGGGTATCTCCACTGACTCTGATGACATCACTTCGTCTTCTGAGACTGACGCGACTCATACCGTGTTCGACATCGGGGTAGGCATTGACTCTCGAACCTTCAAGGCTAAGTTTATGAACAACGGTGTCGATGAGACCTTCACGCTGTTGGGCTGGGTTATTCTCTACCAAGAAAAAGACCATGCTCGCTTTGACGGGAACTATACAATCAGGTAGAAACGTAGTATTCTAAGGGCATACCTTACAAAACAAAAAAAGGAGATAAAAAAATGGCAGCTTATTGGATAGGGGAAGACGGAAATGTTTGGGCTTCTAACCCAGATGGAAGTGCTCAGAACTGGGGTAAACCAGTCAGTATGATGGAGGGTGGTGTAGAAGCAGAGCGTGGTTCAGTAATCGGTAATCAGATTGCAGACCCAAACCCAGGCGGGGGTGCTGCACAAGACTGGAGCGGTTATGGCTCCGGCGGTGGAACTGGCGAAGACCAGGCACAGGTAAACTCACTCAGGGGTAAAATCACCAGCCGAGGTTCTCAGATTGACCAAATCTACCAGGCTCTCTTCGGAGACCTAGACAAACTCGTAACAACTCGAGACCAGGAACTAGAAGAGCAGTACGGTGAACAGCTCAAAGGTGCAGCTGACCAGTTCGCTATGGCTATC